TCTCTTCTATTTCGTTCACTTCTTTAAGTCCAGACGCATAAAAGCTAGTATTCGATTATACCACTTTTTAGAATCGAGCCTTTCAATCGTAACAAAGCTATCAGGCGAGACATGAATAAATAATTTTCTCTCAGGATCGACTAAAACACCCACGTGAGTCGGCAAACCTCTGATATTCAAAACAACAACGTCAAAAGCTTGTTCCTGCCCTTTTTCAACCTCAAACCAATCGCGCATGTTTTTGCTAATCGCGGTTGACACCTGAGAGCGTGATATATCGTCGTAATCTTCAAGAAAGCCAGGTAAAACGACAAACAACTCCTTGCTATAGATAGCTTGAACCAACCCCCAACAATCCAAACCCTGCATACTTCTACCTTTGGGCTTGTAGGGAATGTTCAGGTATTTGTCCGTCCAGTGCTCCACACTATTACCTACCTGACAATACATGGGAAATTGTTCGGCGTTATTCTGTCTGCTGGAAAACGCATATTGAATATGTCTTTGTAAGACAAATCGCCCTCGACTGTGAAGCGGTCATAGCGCACGTTTTTAAGCTGGAAAACGTACGGGCCCAAGTCTACTGTATCAGGCTGGCTTGCAAGAACAAAAGAAAGTGTAACAGTCGCTTCGGTTGTCATGCTTCGAATATTCGTGACGATAGATTGATCCACATTATCGAAAGTCACCGTTACACGTGGCGCGCTCTCTTCATTGTCATCGGGTATTTTTATATCGAACGGAAAAGCGGTATATACTTGACTGTTGCTCGTCACGTTCTCGCCGTTTTTGACGAGGTAAAGCGTCGATATATCGGCCTGCTCGATTTTAACTAAAGCTAAAAGCGCGTCCGTCTGGTTTTGCGCCTCTGCCTCTGTTTTTAATGCACTAGATAGCGTTCGTGCCATTAGCTTACCAACCTGAGAAGATTGCAAGTCACGCGATACAATCGACCACCTACAGCGCTAATCTGTGGTGCACCTGTGAATTGCCAATTGTACTGCGAACCGTCTATCGGATCGTTCCATTGAAAAGTATCAGAACCGCCTGAAAGCGTTGTTTCGTAGAAAGTGCGAAAGCTTGCGACATCTGTATAGTCCAATTCAAAAACGCATGTTATCGGCTTCGGTGCGTCAGTAGCTACCCTGCGCCTTGAAGGTGGGCCACTGTCTAACTGCGTCTCTAAAATAGTATCGGGCTGTCCCTCGCTGTAGCCATCGACTAATGGCTTATCTGTCAATCCAAAAGGCCAAGTGTTAGACATATCAATATCCCTTCGGTCTTAATCCATAAACATTTTTAAGCGCGCTACTTGAACGGCTAGGGCTGGATAGCTTTTCAGCGACGATCTTATCAATGGTTATATCAAGCTCGACACCGTTCGACCCTTGGCGTTGTGTAGCTTGCACCTGCGCGCCTGAATTGTTGTAGATATTAACATTCATCCCGCCGGATTTCGCCATTGCTTGATTTTGCCCGTTGCTGATAACGCGCTCGCCTGCCTGTAACATCATTAACCGCTCTTCTCCAGGTCGGCCCGGAACCACACCGCCTGAATGCTTGCTACCGCCGAACAGCTTACCAAGAAAGCCACCGCCACCGCCTAAGCTATCAAAAAGCGGTTTCGTGATGTTCTGCTGAACGCTAAGGCGAAGCAAGTCTTTTAGTATGCTGTTTACAAAACCGCTAAAGCTGGATTGCGCGCCTGTTAGCGCATCGACGAAAGTATCAGTAAAAGAATTTGCCCAACCTTGCATAGCTTGCTCCATAACATTGAAGCTTTCGACGCTCTTTTCTTCTAGGTCGTCGAACTGGCTAGAAATCTGCTCGCTTATCTGCATGTACTCTTTTTCTGTAATAACCCCCGCGCGCCTCAATTCTTTCGCTCTCGCTTTCGTTGCGTTCAATCTCTGCTCTACTGTTTGATACCTTTCTACAAGTGAGCGCCCCTCTTTCTCAAGCTTTTGCATTGCTTCGACTTCATCTTTCAAAACCATCTCAGTAGCGCCACCATCAGCATATGCAGACAGGTCGAAAAAATCATCAATAAAAGGCGTGCTATAGCTTTCTTCTCTAGCTGGCTTCTTTTTCTTGCTTGTACCCGCTTTTTTCCTTTGACCTGCCTCGATAGCCATTTGACCAAGGAAACGTTTTTGCATAAATGGCTCAAGTTGAAATCCAAGGTTCATTCCAGGTATACCCATAACAGTTGAACTTAAAAAATCCCCAGATGATGTTATTGGTTGCGTAGTTCTTGGAGTTGGAGAGGAAGACGGAGTTGATTTTATTTTTCTCTTTGGTGTTACCTTTGTCCTCTTTACACCACCAAAAATATTCAATCCCCCAAACAAATCAACGCCACCAGGCCCCGGCCTCATGTTCGGGTCTTCTTTCATTCTTGCCAATATTTTAGCTTGTGCTTGATCTGAACTAGCATTTAATTTTCCAAGTGCAACAGAAGCTTGTGAAATTTTCTCAACTAAAAAAGTCGCAACACTCAAAATATCCTTGAATCCGTCAAGCACTTTTCCGTCAAGTAAAGTTGTCTGAAAATCAAACCAAGCCGTATTTAACTCGTTGAATTTCGACTGCAAATCACCGCTTGCCTTTTGCGCGTCTTTCGTGAACTTCCCGAACTCATCAGCGACCAATGGGATAACGTCCTCTGCGTAAAGCTTACCCTCACCTACAAGCTTCTGAAACTCTTCTGTACTAATACCCAAAGAATCAGCGAAAACCTTCATCGCAACTGGCATTCTTTCGCCCAACTGCTGCCGGATTTCTTCCATTGACAGCTTGCCTTTTGAAAGGATTTGACTAAATGCTAGAAAAGTTCCTTTTGTTTGATCGTTGGTTAAACTTAACGCCCTAGACGCGGCGCTCACATTCTTAAAAAGCTTTTGTGTAACCTCTGTCGAGATATTAACGGATTTAGCCGCCGCTAACAATTGCCCATAGCTACCAGAAACAGCCCTAAAATCAAGCCCCAAATCCTTAGCAGTCTTTCTAAGAAACATTATTTGTTTTGAAGCTTCGGCGCTTGACCCTGTAACCGTCCTGAGTGAGTTTTCAAGCCTGTTTAACTCTAGCCTCGCGTTGATAGCATCGCGAGTAAAAGATTGAATCGCGCTTAAACCTAAATATCCAGCAATAAAACCCTTCAATGATTTTTTCGCGTCATTGAAAGATTTCTCAAGCATTTTATTGCTTTTTACGACTTTCTTATTTGCTCGCGTAACCTTCTGCGACTTCTGCGCATTCTTATCGAAGCTGTAGTTTAACTTATGAAGTTGTGATGCTGTAATCGCTGCATATTTTGCAATATCGTCAAGGACGTTAGTAGCCACACGCCCACCGCGCACAACTCCGTCAGTGCTTATATCAAGTTCTAAAGTAGGGCCTGCCATAGGTCTATTTCCTCTGCGATTCAATAAATTTCAAGCGCCAGTGTAGCCATTCCGAATCCACCGCCAAAATTAAGCGGGTATTGAATATTTTACGCTCAGCGCTTTCTATATTATACACTTTATAGATTGCGTCGATTTCTGACAGCTTGATAGACTCAGGTATAGCACCTGACATTCCCATTGCATAGCTACGCGACGAGGAAAGAAGATAGAAAAGCTCTAGCGCCTCAACTGCGAGCGGTGGCGTTTCAGGCAAGTTATCGAGAGGCGAGGGCTTGCCCTGCTTTTGGTGCTTTTGCCATAGCGCGAACTTTGGCCCGTAAAAGCCCCACCACTCACCTATTTTTTTGCTTGCTCTCCAACCTTTTCAAGAACAGCTTTTCGATACGCTTCCTCATTCTCAGCGCACGTCTGGACAAGCTCAAGAAAATCGCCCATCTCTGGATTAGCTAAAACCTGCGCGCCGATTTCGGGCGTGTATTTAACCTCTTTCCCGTCTTGGTCTTTAACACCCTTCCAATCAATCAGAATAGTCTCAGCTATCAATTGAGACATAAGCTTGCGCTCATCCAGGTCGGTAAACTTGCCAGTTCGTGAAAACATTTCAATTTTGTTTTCGTTGAATAACTCGTAAGCTCTTTTTTTGAAATTTTCGTTTCTGGCTTTCGCGACTTTTATCTGCGTCTCTTCGTCGATCCTATGCCAAACACCGTCCTTCGATGCTTCAAGGTCGGTCGCAAACTTCTTTTCAATACTCAACATAATGCCCTCCGTTGTTGAATAGGTTTATTATAGCAGGAAATGGAAAAAGCCCCACCTGGGATATCTTGCAGGTAGGGCTTTAATGTCACACTTGCTCACTAAATACTAACAGACTTCGAATTAGGCATCAAATCTATCAATCTGAAATTGTGCGTCATACGTTGAATTACGCTTGCAAAGTAGAGATTGATTCAAAGTCACATCGGCGTTTGGCCCTGTGATCGGGCTCGCGCTTGTCAAAGGCTTCGCGCTCAATGCACTGAAAATGTAAACATTCCCGGCGCTGTCTGTTGCCATCCAAGACAAGTTATAAGCTGTGTTATTAGCGTAACGGTCGTATGCTGTCCCATCTTGAAAGTACATTGAAATATCAAGTGTAATACGAGACTTACCATAACCAACGCCTGCATTCTCAAGGCTTGCAATCTCTGGCTGACCTCTCAAGCCGTTGTCCAAACTCCAATCAATCGAAAGATAGCTTTCGCTAGTCGCTGAACCATCTTCAAGAATATTTGAAATGTCTGCGGCGCTAGTCACAATCTGATTTGTAGGAGCATCGGTATCCGCTCCCGTTCCAGCGGAACTTGTCGCCCTCGCGCCCTTCTCACCTACGAAGCTAAAAGCGCCTGTTACCTTTTCACCAGCGGCGAATGCTAGACTGGCCGTGCCGACCCGCATACCTGTATAACTGAAAAATTGTGTAACATCGTTCATTTCTTTTTCAAGAGTGTGGCTTGTCTTTGTAGTACCGTTTCGCAACATCCCGTCACTTTTAATCGTTACGCTCGTTCCTGCGCTGTGATCAGAAAGCGAGCCGATGACGTAATCAAAAACAATCGCCGAGGTTGTCGCAGTGGTAGTGCTTACGCGTCCGTACCAAGTGCCGTTTGTATTATCAACAACTTGAATCCATTTCCCTGCTGGCAAGCTTGCAGGAGTGAAGCCACTTCCAGAGTCAGCAAGTGTTTTAGTCCCAGATGTGTAGCTGATAGTAGAAGCTGTATAGCTATAATCGCTCGACCACGTACTAGCGAGCGCACTAGCTAGAAAGTCGTCCACGTTCCCATAGCTCAATTCGTGAGAAAAACCACCTACAGCCGACCTGCTAACCTGCACAACATCATCAATCTGTCTATCGTCTGTAATCTCTTCCGATTCTGACGCGGTAATATCGTCATTCAAGTCTTCACTGGTAAACCTGACCAACTGCCTTGATGCGCTGTCAGTTGTGCCCCAACTTGATTCCGTGACGTATCCGAGTTTCGCTGTATCTGATTCTGAAAAAGCCATTTTTTAACCTGCCTAGTATAAAGTGAAATTTATTTCAATTATATCAAATCTCAGTATTTGTATAGACTACATTGCGCCTATAGACTAAAGTAGTCTGCATTCTATAGTATTGACCGTCAACGCCGAACTCTCGCGAGCTGATTTCACCCTTAAAATGAATATCGGTGCTGATCCGTTTAAACCTAAAAAGGTTGTGTACTTCTTGCATCAGAGTTTTTGCCGTAACATCGCCAGCATTTGCAGGAGTGAAAATATCAACAACGAAAAGCCCGCTATTTTGAAAGTTTGCTTGCGTGCCCATGCTTGTCTGGATTTCGTTACCTGGCAAAACATTGATTTGAATATACGCCTGATTCGCTGGCGGTGTGAAATCGACGTTACTGCCCACAGCTAGATTTGTCGAAGTGTTAACGCCCGTGAAGTTGTCAATGAAGTAGTCATAAATCGCTTCCGTAGCTGTTGCGTAGGTCGTCATTATCTAACCCTCTTCTGCGCGTCCTTGACCGCTTTATCAATCATTATCTGCATTCGCTGTGTTGCTTTGTCTATCGCTTGCTCGACAAACTTCTGATTTTGCTTACTGTGTCCGTCATCGTTCAAGCGGGGCATATATACTAGATTCGTATATATCACGTTCTTGACTTCCTTCTGCATTCTCTCCAGGTCGGCTTTCTCGAACTTGCCTAATTCACCTCTAATATGCAATTCAATCTCTGCCTCGCTGTAGCGCTCTTGTGTCTGACCCTTCTTTGCTCGCTTCTTCTCAGCAGGTAGGTAGTTGGTGCGCTTCGTCTGCATCTTGTCGGCAATCCATGACATTCTAGCTCGGCCCGTATCGCGTGGCGTACCCTCAACGATTTCTCGGTATATGAACATGGTTAATTCGTTTATCGTGCCCTCGATGCTCAAGCCCGAAACTTTCTTGTAATTATCAAGACCAGCTTTAAAAGCTTTCAACGACTTCGCCATTCTTGCGTTTGCCTGATTGTACGCCATTACTCTACTGCCCTTTGCGTATAAAGAAAGTGTAATACGCTACAAGTTCGCCACTGTATTCGGGCTCAATCATCGTTATCTTGTAAATATCAGAGTCGATAGTCATTCTATCTTCCTGGCTTGGCGTGATGCTGTTTGTATCAAGTGTTAGCGCGTCAATCATAACTCTCAAATCACCGCGCTGGATATTCGTGCCGTCGATCAAATTCGCCTCGATTTTCTGAATAAAGCCTATCACGCTTGTATCGCTTGTCGATTCAGAACCGAACCCACTACCAGAGGTGTACCCGGCAGAAGTCACGGCGGTATAAGTTAAAGTCTTGCCGTACTTACGAATCATTCGAAACGCGCTGTTTCGCATTCTTGAATCAAGAGCGCCGGGCATAACTATTCCTCTTCAACCTCTTCGCCAAGCCCTAACTCTATAACAAGCGCTTCAAACTCTGCATCTTCCATGTCATCGGGGCATTTGCATCCAGCATCCAAAAGCCTGTTTTTAACGCTCTCGCTATAGACAACCAAAGTGCCACCGTTTTCTGGAAAGTTTGCGACAATGTGACCGTTCCGAGCGCACTTGTACTGCCCTGCGCCGTAAATCGTCCAGCTGTTTCTATTCTTCATACTCAATACCTCTCGTTATAAATCAACCACGAACGACACGCATTCCGCTAGTCAATAAACGTCTCAACCTGCCTACCACCTTCGGGAACGTCTTTAAATTGCCAGCGCTGTCCATGTAAACCACTTCAAGACTACCCACCTTCTCACTTTTGGTGGATCGGTCATAGCTTGGCAATAGGTCGGTTTCATTGCTAATCAATTCGACGCAAGCCTCGATCTGCGCTTCTTTAACTTCTTGTGGCACGTCTGTTATCTGAAAATACGTGTAGCTCTCATAGTAGTAAGCATCGTGGCGAGGCCATGAGAGTCGCTGTGTCGTTACCTGCCTATATCCTGTATTCCAGTTCTCGCTATATTTCTGCTCGATGTAATCGCATCCCAGAATCAATTTTTCCTGCTTCTGG